AAGAAGCTGATAAAGTGAAAGAAGTGAAAGAAATACCACATGAGTAGTATAGAATGGGATCTTCCCGATATTAAAACAGACATTAACGGCAATGACTACATCTATTATGAAGGTAATAGAAATCTTAAAAAAGCTGCCGTTCAACTTCCCTATACTCAAGAGCATATAGAAGAATATATTAAATGTAAAAATGATGTATTCTATTTCGCCGAGAAGTATTATCATATTCGCGATCTAGACAAAGGCATTATTAAAATTAAACTTCGTGATTATCAGAAGACGATGCTTCAATCTTTTGTTGATAATCGAAATACTATCGTTAATGCTACTCGTCAGTGTGGTAAATCAACTTCTTTCGAAATCTTTGTTTGTCACTATGTATTATTTCAAGAGCAAAAATCTGTTGCTGTTCTTGCTAACAAAGCTTTATCTGCTACTAATATTTTACGTAAAGTTAAAGTTGCTTATGAATTATTGCCTAAATGGCTTCAATCTGGTGTAAAAACTTGGAATAATAGTTTGATCGAATTAGAAAATGGTTGTTCTGTTCTGGCTGCTGCAACTTCATCATCTGCTGTTCGTTCATTCAGTATTAATACTCTAATTATTGACGAGATGGGATTTATTCCAAATAATATTTGGACTGACTTCTTTTCATCTGTTTATCCAACAGTTTCATCTTCTAAAACATCAAAAACTATTCTTGTTTCTACTCCAAACGGTATGAACCATTTCTATCGCTATTGGATTGGTGCTACAACTGAAGATCCAGCGTTACGAAATACTTTCAATACAATAAAAGTTCACTGGTCTCAAGTTCCGGGTCGCGATGAGAAATGGTATAAAGAGACGCTCTCGAACATGACACAAGAGGAGTTCAATCGTGAGTTCGAAGGTGAATTCTTAGGTTCTGCTCTCACATTACTCAACGTAAATACTTTGAAGCAAATTGGTAATAAAATGAAAGCGGCAATTCCAGATACTCCGCTTCATGATGCACTTACTTCTGAATTCTCCCAGTTTCTTCGTGTTTTTAAGAAAGTCAAAAAAGGTCATCGCTATATCATGTCAGTTGATAGTGCTAAAGTTAGAGAAGACACATCTGGTGATGCTATAGCTGTGCAAGTCATTGACATTACTCGCTACCCATTTAAACAAGTAGCCGTGTTCCAAGCTTCAGATAGTATGCATTATCTACGCGCGCCAGAAGTCGCTTATCGAATTGGTACATATTATAATAATGCTTATGCATTTGTGGAAAATAATGAGATTGGTCAAGAAATTGCTGATTCGATTGCATTCGATTTTGAGTATGAGAATCTCTTCTTCGAGAAGCCTAATTTAGCTGGTTATAGAACAACGAAGAAAACAAAACGTCTTGGTTGTTCAAACTTAAAAGGTTGGATTGAAAAGCATAAATTAGAAGTTTATGATGCTTATACGATTGAAGAATTGAGTACCTTTATTAAACAGAGAAATGGTTCATTTGCTGCGGAAGAAGGTTATGCTGATGATCTTGTTATGGCATTAATGGGTTGTTTATTCTTTACAACACGTCCAGAATTTGATGCATTCACTGATTTAAAGAGCGTATCAGAAGTCTTGTTTAACGCGGGTAAAGAAATAGAAATAGAAGAAGCTTTAGAAGAAGATCTTCCAGCGTTTGGTATCATGGATGTTGATGGCGTAGATGCTATGGACGAAAATGATGCGAGTTGGCTTTATTAATCTTTTATTTATATTTTTCTCTATTCAGCAGAAAAATTATTTTAAATTATAAATAACATTACAATCTATAATTGAATAAGAAAAAAACACAACTAGTCATAATTGTGTTTAACTTAAACTGAATAGGAGATAAATTATGGCATTTAGTCTTTCACCTTCAGTTGATGTTCGCGAATTTGATCTGTCTTTATCTATTCCAAATCTTCCATCTGCGAAGACTGGTATGGTGATTCGAGCTGATCAAGGTGAAGCATTAACTATTAAGTCTATTACGAGTGAAAGAGAATTGGTCGAAGAGTTCGGTAAGCCAACCGCGTATAATTACATGGATTGGTTTAACGCATGGAACTTCCTCCAGTATTCAAGTTCTCTATATTTGGTTCGTGCGATTGACCCGTTAGTCGAAAACTCTGGTGTTGGTATTGAAGTTGCACCAGGCACTAACTATACTGTCCTTCAAGCTAATCAAATGACTCAAGGGGATATGTTCAACTCAGATAAAGCTGAATTGACATTGGACACACTTCCTGTTACTGAAAATACAATTCTTTTCTTTAATAAAGAAGTTACCTCACAAAAAAAATATGCAGTATCTATTTGTATGGACGAAGAGTTCTGGGCAGCACCTTTTACTGCTGACGGCGCTCATTCTTTCGTTTTTCAATATGGTGGTACTTATAGTAATGCTGCTGTGCTCATTGAATCTGTAACACAAACTGTTACAACTGTTCCATGTATGTATAATACTATGGTTGCAGGTGATACTTTCGTTTATGGTGGTGACACATACATCGTTTATGCTGCTACTGGTTCTGAAGTTCAAGTTTATTCTGAATCTGCTGTTTTTTCTGACATACTCGATACTTGGACAAGTTCTGATGCTGTTGAGCGTGTTTATGCTGAAATTACTGACGATGTTGTTGCAGCACGTAATGCAAAATTTGCTGATGAAATCATCGCTGCTGATGGTTCTTTTGCTAACTTCTCTTCTTTCTTCGAGTATCCACCTGAATTTAATAAAGGTGAATTCGCCGTTATTGTATTCATGAAAGACGAAGATGGTCTTTATACTGCTGAAGAAACTTTCGTTGTTTCTAAGTACGAAGGTGCTCGTGATTCTGAAGGTCGTAACATTTTTGCGCCTGAAGTTTTCTTTAAATCTTCTAAGCTTCTTTACTGTGCTGTTCCAGATCCTAATGAAACTCTTCTCGAAGGTCTCAATACTGGTGATCAAGAGCTCATGGAAGTTATTGGTGACGATGTAACTGATCTTGTTAACGAACCAGCTGATATTTATCCAGTAAAAGCGTTGACTACTAAGTGGGCTTATGATGCTGCTGGTTATGCACAAAAAGATGTTCAAGCTGCTTACGATCTATTTGACGACCCAGAAACATTCGACATCAACTTGCTCGTTTCTCACCAACTTGACATGAACATATCTTCTACAATCTGTTCACAACGTAAAGATTGTATGGCTATCGTAGCACCTTATGATTATGCTTCTATCGTTGGTAAAACTTCAAGTGAAGCTTCTCAATGGATGATCGCTCAATTTGGTTCTCAAACTGCTCCAGTTGCTGAAACCTTTAATGCTTTCAACTCTTACAGTGCGATCTATGGTAACATGAAGTATCAATATGACAAGTTTAATGATGTAAATCGTTGGATGTGTATTGCTGGTGATGTTGCTGGTCTTGCTGCTCAAACTGATGCAAACCGTGACCCATGGTGGGCATTCGCAGGTCTCGAGCGTGGTAAGATTTTAAACTCAATCAAACCTGCATTTAACCCTAACAAACAAAATCGTGATGATCTCTACATCAATAGCATCAACCCTGTCATGAGTGTTCCAGGTGAAGGTGTCATGATCCTTTGGGGTCAGAAAACTTCTCTTGCTAAACCGAGTGCTTTTGACCGCGTCAACGTTCGTCGTCTTCTCATTACTGTTGAGAAAGCAATTTCAACTGCTTCTCGTTATGCACTCTTTGAGTTTAATGATGACTTCACACGTGCTCGCCTTCGCAGTATGATCGAGCCGTTCTTACGTGATGTTAAAGGTCGTCGTGGAATTTACGACTTCCTCGTGGTTATCGATTCTTCCAACAACACTGCGGAAGTTATCGACAAAAATGCTCTTGTCATTGACATCTATATCAAGCCTACGAAGGTTGCTGAGTTCATTCAGATTAATATGAATGTAACACGTACTGATGCAAACTTCGAAGAGCTGATTGCACGATAAGGAGGAATAGACAATGGGTATTTCATTAACTGAATTTAAAGCTAAAGTACAGGACGTTGCGCGTCCTAACCGCTTCCTTCTTAATCTTGCTTCTCCAGTGGGTGGTGCTGATTCTGAATCACTTTCTTACATTTGTAAGGGTGCTCAAACACCATCCAAAACAATTGGTGAAATCATTCTTAGCTGGCAAGGTATGCAAGCTAAAATTGCTGGTGATCCTACTTTCGAACCGATCACTCTCACGTTCCTCGATGATTATGAGCAAAATGCTCGTAAAACTTTCGAGCAATGGATGAAGTTCATCACCGATCAGATTAGCAATGAACGTGAAGCACAAGTTGACTACAAGACTGACGTTACGTTAAGTCTTCTTGGTCGCAAGGCTGGCGAAATCATTGGTACATTCAAACTCTTCGGAGTATGGCCAACAACGATGGACGCATCTGAGTTGGACATGGAATCCACTGATACATCGGCTGAATTTACTGTAACTCTCAATCTCGATTACTGGGAACGTGAAGCTTAAGTAAATTCATTAAATACAAAAAGAAAGGGAGGTCTACGGGCCTCCCTTTTTGTGTTTCCACTGTTTTATAAATACTAA